AAAGTAGATCAATATGGGCGTAAATGGATTGCATGGGTAGATACACCTGAAATATCACTTGCCGAAATGGAAAATGGTGTTGGTTTAGAAAAGATACAAGGCAAGTTTGTATTTGTTGGTGTAACAGCTAAAGGTGTAATGCCACAATTATCTACAAGTAGTGGTGAGCTATTAGAGCCACACAAAATCCAAGCTGCCCTAGCTGAATCTATCCTTATTGATACGCCAAGCATACCTTATTGGCATTTGATGGCAGAATTAGCAATTCTGGTAATTACAGGCTTTCTTATTTGGCTTGTAAGCTCATATCTCGGTATTTTTTGGTCTATCGTATTGGGTGGTGGCATATTTTTCTCTACAGGCTTATTTGGGCTTTACATGATAAATAGGGGCATTTTAATTGATTTTAGCTACACCTTAATAGCACAATTCGTTACTGCTAGTGTCGCTTACTACCTAAACTTCAGAAAACAATACAAATTACGCCAACAGATTAAGAAACAGTTTGAACATTATCTCGATCCACGACAAGTTAAACAATTACAAGATAATCCTGAACTGTTAAAACTAGGTGGAGAGAAAAGATACTGTACTTATTTGTTTACTGATGTAAGAGGATTTACTGCTTTATCGGAAGTGTTACCACCTAAAGAAGTCACCAAGATTATGAATCAGGTCTTAACCATTCAAGCAGATTGTGTGAAAAAATATTCAGGCATGATAGACAAGTTCATTGGTGATGCGATGTTTGCTATTTTCAATGCACCTTTAGATTTAAAAGATCACGAAACAAAAGCTGTTAAGTGTGCTATAGAAATACAAGAAAAAGTTAAAGCAGCCAAGTTGGGTGTTGAAATAGGTGTAGGGATTAATTCAGGAGAAGCCATAATTGGCAACATGGGTAGCAATGATAGATTTGATTATAGTGCTATTGGTGATCCTGTGAATACAGCAGCTAGATTAGAAAGTGCAACTAAGGAAGTAGGAGTAGATATTTTGATTGGTCACAATACACAACAAAAATGTGATTTTAAGTTACAATCATTAAAGCCGATAAAAGTTAAAGGCAAACAAAATGAACTAAGGATTTATACAGTATGAACGAAGAACTATTAAAAGAACTTACCGAACACATTAAAGAACATGAGGGTTATTCTCAGCTTGTTTATGATTGTCCAGCAGGATTTTCTACGATTGCTTATGGCAGAAACTTAGACACTAAAGGCATATCGTTAGAGGAAGGCGAGTATCTACTTAAAAATGATATAGACCAAGCCTACAACGAAGTTAGAAAAATGATTAAAGATTTTGATGATCTGCCAATTAAAGCCCAATTAGTTTTAATTGATATGACTTTCAATTTAGGTTTAGGTGGCTTACTTAAATTTGAAAATATGCTTGATGCGATAGAATGTCGTGATTGGGAAAAAGCATCTGAAGAACTATTAGATAGTAGGTATGCTGCTCAAACAAAAAGACGAGCCAGACTTAACGCAGCTTTTTTGCTTTCTTGTTCAGACGCTTAGTAGTTTCAATCATTTGCACATACTTCATTAGCATATCTTCTTTAAGATCGTGCTTCATTATGTTGCAACGATAACAAATGAGTTGAATATTATCTGGGGTATAGCTCTTTTTAGGATCAATCCTATCTAAAGATATATTTGTATCTACTTTTCCTTGTCCTGTAAGCCAAGTCATTTTTTGTCCTGATAAGGCACACTTACCTTCCTGTTTGTGAAATAAATTATATAGATGGGCTTGTGTGATCTCCCAAGTTAGCTTTGCTCTTGAGGTTCTTCTTGTGCCTGAGACAATTTCGTATCTCAGTTTGGAATAGAGCTTATCCATATAAGAATAAGCATCTAATCCAGCCTGATTAGCACGATATAGTCTATCGCAATCCTTACATCTTGCTCTGATGCGATCTCCACGATCTATCCAAGCGTTAGACTTCGATATTGGGACTGAACAATCCTTGCATTTTTTCATTGAAAATTAATTCTAATTAAATACTTTCTTATTATTGCTAATATTGTAAAAACACAAACTTGCAATAATGTTGTTTCTGCAATGTCTAAACTTAATCTTTGTGCAATATAGAGAGTAACAAAACTTACAGGAAAGGCTATAAGCAGACCTACAGATACATCAAGCAAAGATTCTTTTAAAGCACTTTTATTAATCATGGCAGAAGCAAGTATCATGTTGGTTGTCTAAACCATCAAACATATCAATTTCCTTTTTACTAATATCAACCAACTGTATATAGTTACGATCTTTTCTAAAAGTAGCCCCAGATTGATCGCCAAATTTTTGTTCTTGTTTAATCCACCAATCAGCTAATTCAGGCTTTTCCTTAATAAGTTTTACTAATGTTTGCTTACCTTTCAAAAAACAAAGATCGCAATTACCAGCCAATGTTTTGCCATTAAAAGATCGTAACTTTAAATCAAAATCATTATTGTTCCAAAAATCTAAAACTGTCTCATTTGTTACTTTGGCATCATAAAGTGGAACTATATTATCCCATACTTCGTATGTTTGATTTCTAGCATTTACAGCCCTTCTTGGTTCATCATATCTAAGACCTAAAACATTGTGCCAATCTTTATGTCCTTTAATTTTTTTCATAAATCTATACATTACTTTTATTTTAAGTTCTGAAGTGCAAAATCTGGCGACAGGATTAGGTAAAAATTTCCTTCTATTTACCAATTCTTCAAATGGTTCACCATTTCTTGAAGCTGTCTCAAAAGTTACTTCTTTGGTTCTATAGATTGGTCTTTCTTCACCCAAATACATTTCCAACCAATGTATTTTTACGCCCCAATTATTTTCACAATCTCTTATAAATTCTAAAGTTTCTTCTGCTTCCTTGCCTGTGTTGGCAAAAGTTACATAAATATCTTTTGGTAATTTAAAGTTATAGGCTTCTAAAATTTTATAAAGCATATAGCCTGAAGTTCTGCCACCACTAAAGCTGATTAAGGCTGGGGTGGGTATTTTATAAGGATTCATGCTTTCTTCAGCCATCTAAAAACTGTGCTGTGATCTATGTTATAACCCATATTTTTAAGTCGTTGCTTTATAGCTCGACAAGATATGGTTGGTTCTTCAGCAAACATAAGCATCGCATACTCATGTGCTTTTCGTTTTTCAGTTTGTATATATCTAGTTCCCTTCTTCATGTTCTATTTTTTTAATCCTTAATGTTTTGTTACGGACAGTTCTGGCTTCTTTCGCTGGTACGATCTTTTCAGGTTGTGCCTTGTAAGTAGTAGAACCCCATTTCACTTGGTAATTTTTATTAAAACCAATTTCTGCATCACCCATTAATTCTTGTACTTTAATCTGAGCATTTTCTTTAGCTTTGTTCAGAGCCTTTATTTGCTCGTCTGCTGTGTAGATTAAATCAAGATAGGTACTTGCAGCATCATTATCTAATTCAATCTCCTTTGCCTTCTTAGGCTCTGGAAACATGATTTGAGTATCTTTTAGGGTAACAGGTGGGTAGTAATCTTCTGCTGCAATTCTTCTTTCAAAATCTAAGATCACTTCTTTAAGTTTGGTTTCAAAAGCAAAGTCTCGCCTTAAAAGAAACATCTTAAATAGTGTTGATCTGTAGATCGTTGAAACACAAGCCCAAGAATACCCTGTTATAGCCATTAAAGCCTTCACCTGTAGCAGCCCACGCCATAATGTGGGCTTACCATCTGCTTCAGGCATGAGGGCTGTGGCTTTGGCTTCTAATATGCCTTTGCCATCTAACATGATAGGTTTATCATCTTCGGTGTAGATGATGTCATCGTCAGGGGTAATTAAATTATTCTGACAATAAGCAATACCATCTATTGAACCACCTAAAGGATATTCTTCGTGTAATACAGGTGTAGTAATATTCTTTTCTAAATTAGATAGACCTAACTTTTCAGCAGTTATTTCTAATATTGGATTTTCTAAGATATTACCCATTTCAGCGTAGATGTTTTTTTCCGATCTAACATTTTCGCCTTTTCTTGCCCTGATCCTAGAATCAAGGTATTCGTTTTTTGTTTCATAAGGTGATGCCCCAAATAGTGCTGCCACCCCTGAACAAGAAGCGTGATTATCGCTGGTTAATTTCCCTTGTGCTTTTTCCATTTTTCTCCTTTGCTTGTTGGTATTCTATTTTTTTACAAAACAGTTTACCTTGAATTTCCTCTTTCAAAGAATCTACTTTATCAAGAAGTTCCTCTAAGTCGTTAATGTCTTTTATGTAAGATTTATCGTAATTCATCATAATGTTTCCTCGATCTCATAATTAATTTTACAACATTGGAATAGATCACTCGGTCAGCCGATTTAAACGACTGACCAAACTTCTCTACCCCTAACTCTAAACAAGCCATTAAGGCTTCGTATTCTTCTTTAGTTAGTTTCATATCTTTCTCCTTATTATTTTTCTGGGTATAGTCTTTCTCTAAGTTTTTCATTTTTTGTAAAAAATATCATTCCACTTTCCAAGTATGTCCAATCAGTTTTGAACATACTGTTTATTTCCAAATAAACTTTTTTAATAAAATCTATTTCTGCTAATATTTTGTTTTCACATATTGAAAACTTTTCCATATAAGTTTCTAAATCCACAAGTTTTTGTTGCTTCTTAGCTTCTCTAATGAACCCAACCTTTTCAAGTATGGTTTTTATTTCTTTTTTCATATCTTTCTCCTTATTTATCGTATGATTTTTCTAGTTCAGTCGGTTTATGTTTATGGATTTCGTTGGTTTCTTCATCTGAAAACCAAACATATCCATCTTTAGTGAAAGCAAGGCAAAAGCCAAAGATCGTTGTACCTTTTACTCTTACCCTGTCCGTTGCTCTATAATCAACCATCATTTCACCCCTGTTGTGCCTAAGTATTTATACACAGATTTATTAAGATCGTATGTAGTCATTACTTCATTAATTACATTATTCTTAAATCCAAGATTGAATTTAATTACTTGCAGCCAACTCATTTCGCAATTAGTCGGCATATCGTTTGCCATATTTATAAAATTCATAGCTTTCATAATTTCTCCTATATAAAGAGGTGGCTTATGCCACCCCTTGTTAGTACAACTCCAAATAACCCTCTGAATCCTTATTTGTTTTTACTAAATATTCCATTTCTACTCCCTCTTTAACTATGTTACCTGCTTGGTGGTTTACATAGAT